GGTGTTGGTGCACCGCTGATCCTTTCTTTTCTAGCACACTACTGGCTTCAATGTCACCAGGGCACGCCAGAGGCTTTAGTGGGCTGGCGCTGTTCAGCAATGTTGGCTTCAAGGGCAGCCTGGATTTCGGCTACCTTTTCGTCGCCACCTAGGGCTTCTTGTGTCCAAGACACCACCAGATCCTCTGTCAAATCAGCGTAAGGAATCAGCTCTTCTGGGCGTTGAAAGCCGACAGAACCATATGCGCCGGCGGAATAAATACCGTCAGTCGCATCAAGAGACCAATGCGACGTGAACACAAAGCCGTCAGAACATTCACGCTCCAGTTGCGCAATCTTCCAGGTGAAGATCGTGGTGGGAGTTGGAGTTGATTCAGCCATGATGCAGATCCGTTCTGTGTGAGTTTAGGTGCAATCGACTGGCGTGACTAGGACGGTTGCCCGTCCATCATCAACGGGAGGCGCCTGCACTGGATCGCCAACATCATCTTGATTGCTCAAGTCAAGACTGGCTTCGCAGTATTCGTCCCAGGCGGTGGAGTCAGGCATAGAAGTGAAGGGGACTTATCAAGCTGACTCAAGTGCAGAAACTCGTGCGATAAGATCTGCGTTGCTGGCTTCCAGTTGTTCAATGCGCTCCATTGCTTCTTGAAGTGCCTTGACTGCCTTCATGTAGAGCACCGAGTAATTGACGCCTTTAGTTATCTCACCGGTTTCGTTGCCATCTTCGTCACGGTCAAGCGTTTCATAAACAAGACCTGGAGAAATCTGCTCAATTTCTTGGGCGACGACACCGATTTGCCGGTGAGTCTGGCCTTCTTTGAAATTAAAATTTCTGACTTGAATTGCTTTGAGATCAGCCCACTGAGAACTGGCGTCAACAATGTTTTCTTTTAGTTTTGCATCGGAAATCTGACCGTAACTGTTGTTTGTATTTTGGACGTTGCCGTTGGTAAATACTACAAAGGAGACTGTATATAAACCAAAGCCAGTAGAGCTATGGCCACCTTTGTATAGGTGTTGTGCAGTGCCTGCCCCATATTGCGATGCTACCTCGATGCCGCCTGCGTCTTGAGTACGTGTTGAAAGTAGACCATCTCTGTTAAGCCTCATCCGCTCAGTTGGTGTTGCTGAGTTATCACCGGTAACCGAGAACACCAGGCGGCCTGGAAGGTCACTCGCTGATGAAACCGCTGCATCAGTAGCGCAAGTAATTCGCGCAAACTCATTGCCAACACTATCTGTAAAATTGACGTGCCCAATTTCCGTGTCAACACCAATCGTGCTAGATGCTGCTTGGCCACGTGTGATATTGAGTATGCCCTGAGTAGTTGGGCTGGACGTATTACCAGCAACAACGAATTTTGCGTACTGAGCTTGGCCACCTGCACTAGGACTAGTAGTCGTGCCAACTAACAGGCGTCCGTTGGAGTCGATGCGCATCCGCTCGGTTGAGGTTGTTGGTCCATTTGACGTATAAAACTCTAGCTGCGCTGAATTGCTTACATTATCGTAAGTAGATCTAATGCTAGTATTGCCGTATTTAGTGCCTGACAGAATGTACCCATAACCAGCTACAAGAACATTTGTTTGGCTTGTGTTGGTTGATTGACCAATAGAAATTGATCCGTCTTGAATTTCTAGCTTTTGCGCAGGGCTCTGAGTGCCAATCCCTACGAGGCCAGCGGAGGTGATGCGAACTTTTTCACTGTAAGTAGCAGATGCGGAACGTGTATTGAATTGGATTGCGGCTGCATTGTCAGCGGTCTCTTTGACGGCACCAATGCTTGCCATTGGATCGAGGCCGGTGGACGAGCCAACCTGTCTAAACGAGAACATGATGCGGGCATCATTCCCAAGTGCTCCCGTAGCAGTATTAATTAAATTTATAATTCCGTGATTTACATCAGAAGAATTAACGTTATTGGCAAAACTTACAGCTCCATTACTGGATTGACTAGTAGAAGCAAATAAAATTGGCGAGCCCAGCAAAGGACTTGAAGTCCCTATGCCTAGACGCCCTGAGGAGTCAACCACCAAACTGTTGGATGGTGCGCTGCCGTTGAAACTGATAGCTTGGCTTAAGCCAAGGACGCCTGCGCCTTTGATGTTGACGTTCCCGGAGGAGTCGATGATCAACCGGCCAACACTGTTGCTACTGATGGCAACAGCGTTTGTGCTTGGGCTGTAAAGGCCGTTTGCCGGCGTGTAGAGCGCCGTCATCAGTGGGATAAATGCCGTGCCCGTCACGGTCGTGCCGGCTGTGATGGTGCCCGTAGTGGTGATGTTCTGATTGCCGAAGTCAGGACTGATCTTGGTGCCAGCAATGGCGGCAGATGCGTTGACATTAGCGTTGACAATTACGCCAGCAGCAATAGAAGTGGCGTTGCCGACAGACGTGACATCACCAGTCAGGTTGGCGTTAGTGGTAACTGTTGAAGCGTTACCGCTCAAATTCGCCGTAATAGTGCCTGCACTGAAATTGCCACTTGCATCACGGGCAACGATTGCACTTGCAGTGTTGGCACTGGTTGCAGTGGTAGCACTGTTGCTAACTTTTCCGGCTGTACCGATTGTCGCTAGATAAGCATCAGAGATCGCAGTTCCCTGCCACACGCCAGTGCCGATCGTGCCAACGCTGGTGAGGCTGCTGCTGACAACACCGCTGCCAAGGCTGGTGGCATCCAGCACTTTGGTGCCATCGATGCGGTACTCCTTCCCGCTAAAAATGTTGACGTGCTCGCTCAACGTCCACGCAGCGGTGGCATCTATCCAGTTGATGGTCTTATCAGTGGTGCCCTTTAGTGTGATACCACCACCATTAGCCGTCACATCGGTGGGCGTTGCAACCTTGCCGATTTCGATGTTCTTGTCTTTAATCGCCAGGTTGGTGGTGTCGATCGTGGTGGCGTTGCCGTTGACCGTCAGATCGCCTTGGATAATGACGTTATTATCAAAGGTCGCAGCGCCGGTTACGTCCAGTGTCCCCGGCACATCCACATTGCTGGTCCACTCCACATCCGTGCCATTGGCAGCGGTCTGCAGCAGTTGACGGGCGGAACCATCGGCCAATCGGCTGACAGGAATTTCAGCACCCAGACCACTTACATAGGCCAAGCTCGTCCAAGCAGTGCTGCCATCACCGACCTTCCAGTAGCCAGTGTCAGATTCAAGGCCGATCTCACCAGCCAGCAGCGTTGGATTGGCAGTAGTCCAGTTGGCAGCCGTGTCGCGCCGCTGCTTTTGGAGGGCGGTAAGCGTGATGCTCATAATGCTCCTGGTGGGCTGATGGTGTAATCCCGAGCCGGTGCAGCGGCCGCAGCGCCTGCATCAAGGATATAAGTCCTAGCCGGGCTGGCACTAGCTAGGCCAGCATCAAAGATCAGATCACCAGTATCGATCGGAACAGTCTCCAGTTCAACCTCAACCTCCCAACGATGACCTGCCACATCTGTGATTGTTGGAGCGCCAGTGTATCGCCAAGCAAAATCACTCAGCAGCGGGATAGGTGGCGTGGTGTAACCGTTCCAAATTTCACTGGATAAAAAGAAGATGTCGAAGCTGCCGGAACGGTTGTCGTAATGGTTGCGGATCAGCGTGACATCCGCCTCCTCCAGCAGCCTGAAGGTGAGGCCAAGCGTCTGCGCGATCCGTCGGTTGCCGCGTCTGAAGCCTGTTACCACACCAGACAACGCAACCTGCATCGCCATCGGCACTGCACCAGTTACGAAGGTGCGGGTGGATGGAACCAGCGCAGGGAAGGTGCTCATCAGATTGGCACCGATTCCAGCTCGATGGTGGTGTTGTAGCGCAATGGTGAGGCGATCTCAACTCCGATTGATTTGGCATAGCGCCATTCGTAGTAGGCAGCAGAGACTGGGACTGTTGCATACCCAGCCCAGACCTCGGCCGATAACGCAAAAGGTATCAAGGTGCTTTGCTGTGTTTCGTAATGATCCAGCAATAACTTCATCTGTGCTTCTGTTAAATACTGATACCCAAGCTGCAGGCGCTGAACCACACGATCACTGCCGTACTTGAACCGCACGTTGGCGCCGCTCACAGCCTCATAAGTGCCCTGCGGATAGTCGCCATAACTCAGCGACCTGGTGCTCGGTGTCAATGCAGGGAAGGTCGCCATCAGATTACCTCAAACGTCCCGTTGACTACTTCGTTGCTAATGCGTGCAATATCACTGCCATCCACCGGGAAGTGGGCAGCTTCAATCACGCTAATGCCATCGCTACTGTGCTTCACCTGCGTGATCTGATACCACTCAGCCTCCTGCCTGTTATCGCCACGGCTGTTGATCCGTTGTCGCTCCACCTCAATGATCTGCGTTGGGATCAGGCTGGTGGTCAGCAGCGGCGTTGAGAAGCTGATGCTATGGGTCGAGAACTTGCGCCGCGCCAGCTCATACTTGCCATAAACCGCAGCATGGGCGGCGCTGGTGCAGAAGTCCGTCATGTCGAACTGCACCGTTGGCGCATTGCTGTCGGTGGTGGAGTAGCGCACGGTGGTGGTGCGTTGAATGCCGATGATTAACGGATCAGCCTCGCGCCAGACCAATGAGATATTCACGGCGCGGCGCTCATCAGCATCCACATAGTTCTTTTTGAAGCTGCCCGGGATGATGTTGGCCTCAGTGAAGGTGGCAGCAGCCGTGAGCGCCGTGGTCTTGATTGTGTTGCCTGCACTCAGTGGCAGCAGCGGCTGCAGACTGTAGCGGCCATTGCTTGAGACAAAAGACAACAGGAAGAACGGTGCAGTCTTGGCGATGTAGTCAATCGTATTGACCGATTGCTCGATGATGCCATTGAAGAACAGACCAGTATTGGTGCAGAACGTCGCCAGCGTCTGCAGGTTGCTCACGTCGATCGGAGCGGCCAGGCTGGCTGTGGTAGCACCGCTCACGCGCTTCATTAGCGTGAACATATACATCGCCAGGTCAACGAACTGATTGCTAGCGCCGGTCTGATAGACACCGCTCACCAGACCGTTGCTGTAGAGATCAACGGTTACACCATTCTGGTAGAAAATCGAAAGCTGTCGCGTGGTGGTTGGATAAGAGCCTGAATCCGGTGGATCGTAGATGTTGCCGTCGATCTCAAGAAACGTAATATCGGCAAAGGTCGTAAAGTCAGCCGAACCCGGCGGACTGGATGGATTGCTGAAACTGCTTAACTGATACTCAATCTGGATGCCATAAAGAGTTCCAGTGCTTGCCGGCAGAGAAGGATTGTACTGATTATTAACCGTGCCGGCACCGAAAATAATTGTAATCGGCCCAGTTGCCCCAAAATTGGTGAAATAGCTAGGATCAGGCGCTGTGTAACCACTGACTGGTATCCTCTCGATTGTCCCAACAACATTGCCACCGCCCGTTGATATATTCACATTGATCACAGACTGAGTGCTGGCAGGATCGATCCCGTAATAAGACCAGTAACCAGCAGTTACGTCTGCGCCAGTCTTGTTATCAATAACATCAACGTCGCTGTTCTGAAAAACAATAACAGAGTTCGATGTGTCGCCAACTCCTCTAGTAATTGCATTGGTTGCGTTGTAAAGGGCAGAATAATCTGGAACTCGCTCGGTGTTCCCGGATGTATTCCAGATTGGCGCCAAATACGAATAAGTGTCGATATTGCAAAAAACTTTACCGCTACTGATTGGGCAAACATTCTTTGCCGCTGCCATGGTCGCAGCTGACGCGTAGTAATGCGTGAGCGTTATAGTGCCTGCACTGGCAAATGTCTGAATGCTTTGCGTGCCAACCCATGCTTGATATTTGACAGGAGAGCTAACCATCTGCCCTTGACTGATGGCATAGAGAAAACTGCCGACAAAATCATTCGAGCCAGTCTTTATCAATGCAGGCTGCACCCATGTGCCGCCCACAGTGCCGCTGCGCTTGCAGAACACAATCGGCACCGTGTCACCAGCTGCCGCAACAGTTTGCTGTTTGCCTAGATCGGTTTGCGGCTTTTTGCTTTTGGTGATTGCAGTATCGCTGCGGGTTGCTGTTGTGCCGACCTCTGCTTTTTTTTGAGCAGCTGCTACAAGCTGAGCGCGAGTATAAAGAGTGCCCTGGAAGTTTGTCGCAACAACTCGTCTTCCTTTCCCTTCCCTACTGAGTATGCGTTGGGCTTCTTCCGCTGGGATTGTCATTATTCCTGCCTCCGATATTCTTCAATCATGGCTGCTATCACAGTCAGTGGCATAAGAAATGAACCACCATCAATGGTTTTGACGCAGCAATCACCTTTCAGCTCCTCACCATCAGGCGTCACATATACCACCCGCTCATCGATCACCTTCATCGTGACGCCCTCATGTGTCCCATGGTCGGCGCATGTCACCTTCAGATCAATGGCCAAGACGGTTTCGCTCATTGCCCCGTCTGCCGGATTAGCATGTCTGCCGTGATTTTACGAGTCGGCACCTGTGGATTCAACTTATTGATCGCTGGATTGACTGTCCAGCTCACAGCCTCATCGCTTAAGCTCGCGCCTTCAATACTGCCGATATAACGGCTGATCAGCTGGGCACTGGCACCATCAAACGCATCTTCACCGGCATCTTGGATGTAGAGCGATGCGATGATCAGGTTGTCGTTGCCCATGGCCTCGTCAGTGATATCTACAATGCTGGCGGTTGCGGCAATATTGATGCTCAGATCGTTGATCGACGCAGCAGCCGTCGAGCCGAATCCATCTACGTCAAAAGCCAAATATGAATAAGCGCCGCCGATATTGGCATCCACGCTCAGCACTTGATTGGTCTGGTAGAAGTTCTGCCACTGACCTTGTGGCACCCTAAGGCTGCTGATTGGATCGATAATGCTGTCCCGATCGGCGTAATACTCCAGGAAGCACATGATGTCATAACTTGCCATCAGATCAGACCCAGCCCGGAACGCACGTTGATGTCGCCCGCCAGGAGCGCCAGCGTCTGATCAACACCTGCCTGCACTGCACGGCTCAGATCCTGCGTGGTGACAAAGTTGGTGCCATTCATCTGTGTCACCGGCCCGGTCTGGATGCTGACATTGGCGGAGCTGGGCATCACCACGCCGCCCTCGGCAAAACGGGGGATAGCAGCAGGGCCGCGAACGCCAGCCATCCAGTTGGCAGCAAAGGCGTTTGCTTTGGATTGAGGCACGATATACTCCGGTTCGCCACCTTCACCCACCATTGCCAAGGTCGGACCAGTAATAAGACCGCCATCAGCAAATTGCGGAATATTGGGCGATGGCAAGAGGGGGATTCGTGGCAGTTTTAATGTAGCCAATGCTCTGTTAGCGCCAGCGATCACGGAGTTGATGGCGTTCACCACAGAACGCACCGCATTGCCAATTCCATTGAGAATGCTATTGACTACGCCTTTGATTGTGGTGGCAGCAGTCTGGAATGGGCTTGTTAAGAACTGGCCTAAACCCTGCCAGATTGCTTTGACTGCATTGACAAGATTTGTGATGCCTTGGCTAATAGGGGTCAGGAAATTATTCTGTATAAAGATGATTGCAGCCTGAATGGGAGCATTAAGAAGCGAAGTGATTGTAGTCCAGGTTGACTGAACAAAGCTAATAATAGCATTGAATACACCAATGATTTGATCGCGAAACGTAAAAAACAAAACGCCCAAAGCAATTATCCCCAATGCGATTAAGCCTTGTGGACCAAGGAACGTAACAATGCCTGTCAAAACAGGAACAACAGCGCCTGCAAAACCAGCAATAGTGGCTCCAATACCTGAAAGCACAGGAACAACTGCACCAGCAGCGCCTGCAATAGATGCGAAGAATCCAGCAATAGGAGCTAACAATGCCGCTGCCCCTCCAATGGATTGAAGGACAAAAACAATGGATGCCAGGCCAGGTGCCACTGCAACCAAAGCAACAAAAGCTCCGGCTAGGATTCCAAGGACAGGACCAAGGCCGGGGATATTTTGTATCATCCAAGTCAGAGCACTGACGAAGGGTTGAACAACTTGAAGCGCCAAGGTAAGCGCAGGAGCA